TAGCTGATCTAGTCATTGGTAAACCTGCTAACATTCCTAAGATTGTTGGTACATATTGCCACCCTTCAACTTCTCCTCTGTTGTCAACAAATGTAACCTTGTCATTCATAAGATTTACAATGCCTTTATTGTCTGGCTTAGTAGCCTTAAATACAACAGCTTTATAAGTTTTACCTGCTTTTCTTACTGACTTTATCCAAGAAACAAGAGTTGCAGTATCTCCATCTTTTCCATCATAAGTTAATCCTAGCCAGTTAATTCTTTCTTGTGCCACTTTCTTTAATGTATCTGTTAATGTTCCAGTTCCAACATTAAATACAACTACCTTATTTGGTGTATATTCAAAGCTATCTTTAATCAATGGTAATACTTCAGCAGAATAATCATCACTTTTTATATCAGTAATATCTTTGTATACCTTTCTATCCCATTTTTTAGTAGGTTCTTTTACTATTAATCCAACTATACCTAATTGACTTCTTTTAACAGCTGTAACTGCTAATTGTTTAAAAATAATTTCTATTTTAGGTAATCCCATTTATTTACCTCCTATTTCTTATCAAAACGATACTCTAATTCTTCCATCATTTCGCCATCTATATCATTTTCTATCTCTTCCATACTCAAACTATCAAAACTTGCTATTAATACTCCATCTTCAGTTTCTTCAAACTCTATTTCATCAACAGGAATAGCAAAAGTTTCATTTACCCATAATGTACCTAAGAAAGCATTTTCAATTTCATCAGATATTTTTAATCTTTCTTCTCTTCCTTTACCAGGTAAAGTAGTAAAAAAATAAATTCTGATTGTAAAGTTTCTTTCCTTAAAAGTTGTCATAAAAGCACTTGTTTTAAGACCATCTAACTCAGTTCTAAAACTAGGTCTATTGAATTTTTCAGATAAATCTTTACTATCAATTTCTATTTTAGGAAATGTTTCTTTCAATTTTGTATTAACTGCTTTTAGTATCTGACTTAGTTTAATCATTAGAAACCTCCATTTTTAATAACTTCATCAATAAAGTTATCTGCAGCTTTTAAAAATTCATCTTGAAACTCTCTCTGTGAATCTTCTAAAATATGCTCTCCTTTTTTAAAACCATGTTCTTTACCAGTTTTATCTTTTATGATATGCCCATTCTCTATTAAATGAGCATGAGGCATTGAGTTATAAACTCTAACTGTATCTTCTTCACCTTTATATTTATAAACTTTCCCTCTTTTAAAACCTTTCAAATAGTTACCTTTTTTTACTTTTACCTTAGATTTTGCTTTCTTTTTAGCCTTAGCTTTTAACTTATTTCCTTGTTTTTGTAAGAATTTTTTAGCTTCTTTTGGGTATTTTTTAGCAAGTCTTAATACTTCTTTTTCAAGATCTTCTAAATCATTTGTTGAAAAAACTCCCATTTTTACTCCTCTTTTCTTACACAAAAAACTTCTATGAACTGATTATCTTTAAAATCTCTGTTGAAATAGATAACTTCATACTTCAAGCCCTCATAAATAAAAAACCAGTCCTTTTTTATTCCAGGAACTGATTTTACTCTAAATATGAATTTGAATTGATGTTGATTTTCTTCTGTTCCAGCTTCTCCATTCTTTTCACTTGAATTAAGAGGTGCTATTTCACAGTATGCTTTTTTAAATAACTCTGGCTTTTTATCATTTTCTCCAAGTTCATTAGTTGTGTCTATCATGTGATATACATCAATAAAATGTCTTAATCTCTTAGTTATATCATTCAAAGTTATCACCCACTTGCAACTGAGTTAATAAACTTCTAGCTGTATAACTAAGGTCTTTACTTTCCTTTTGCTCTCTGTTATCATACCAATCTTGCACAAGTACACAAGCTAGAATTTTAGACCTTTTAATAAACTTTTCTTTTGTTACTTTTTTATCAAAGTCATTTATTGCATCTCTAAGATAATCTATTGCTGCAATCATTAAAGATTGCAACAATGTATCATCTTCATTGTAATCAATTCTTAGATAATTTTTAGCTTCTTCCAAAGTTAAAATATCTGCCATATCAATCACCTATTATTTTGTTTCTAATTCAAGATAAACCATAGCATCACTATCTACTTTTTTAACATCAAATCTTTCTATTGCTCTAATATAAGTAGCATTCTTAGTAAATCCTGCTTCAGTAGATAATGCTAATTCTAATCCCTCTCTATCAAAGAATGTTATAAACTCTGTTAAATCTCCAACAAATACAGGTGCTTTTTTCACATTCATTGGTAATAAAGTATCAGGTAATACAACAATATCTCTACCTTTAAAGATTTTTTGAGTTGTATTTTGTAAATTAACATCTAATAAAGGTCTGCCTTGTTTATCTGTTAAATTATCTAAGAAGTTAAAACCAGTTTGGTTAGTTATAATTATTGCATTAGCTGATATTGCTGGGTCTAAATCAACATTTAATGCAGTGTTAATAACAGTGTAATCTGCAGCTGCCTTTGGACTTAATGCTTTTAATATTGCTACTATCTTTTTATTTTCAGTATTAATTGCTTTTTTGATAAATCTTTTTCCAATATAATTAGTTAAATTAGCAGTTTCATCTGCAAGTAATGTATTTGATATAGGGATAATATCTCCATAGTCAGCAACATTATATGTTACTTGTGCAAAATCAACATCTGATTTATTTATTTCATTCAGTTCTTCAAACGCAATTAATTCTCCAGTTGTTCCACTTTCTATTGGCATTGTTCCCTTAAAAGATGTTACAGGTAACACATTACAATAATCTTTTAATGCTATTTTGTTTCTTCTTAACTCTTTAATTTGGTTAAATTGTTCTAATGGTACTAAGTAACCACCTTTCCCATCTGTTGCTTCTACTTGTCCTGGTGTACCAGCTGCATTTAAAAATTGTTTTTCTTCTTCTGTTATAGATTTTCCTAATAGAACTCTATTATAAATTCTATTAATATCCATTTCATTTACTGTTCCTAATGGTGCTTTATTATCTTTTTTCATAATTGTTAAAGCCTCCTCTGTTTCTGCCTCTCTTATTCTATTTTCCAAATCTTTTAAACTATTCAACTTAGCATGTGCTTCTTCAATCTTTCCACTGTCCTTTAATGCTGTAATTTCATTTCTAAGTGTTTCCAATTCCTTTTTTAATTCTACTGATTTTTTCATAATTAAATACCTCCTGTTAATAACTCTATTTCAATTTCTTTTTTCATATTTTCCAATTTAATTCTTTCTTTTTCCTCTAATTCTGCTTTTTTATCATTTATTTTATTTAAAATATTTCTAGGAATATTTTTAAACTTTTGATTTGTAGATACATAATTTACAAAATTAGCCTTTTCATCAACCTTTACATCAAAATATTTAGCTGCTTCCTGACCATTAAACCAACTTTCTTCTTTCATTAGATTTAATATTTGTTCTTTGGTAATTCCTTCAACTGCCTTTTCTTCATAAGTATTAGCAATTCCATCTTCTAATTTTTCTAATACTTCTATTTGTTTTAAAAAATCATCAGCATTACCAAATATTCCACAACTTACTCTGTGTATCATTAAATAGGCATTACTTGGAATAATAATCTCATCACAACCAAAAGCAATTATTGATGCTGCACTTGCAGCTAAACCATCAACATAAGCTACCGTTTTTCCTTTGTAATTTTTTAACATATTACAAATAGCAACACCAGCAAACATATCTCCACCATAACTATTTATGTGAACATGGACCTCTTTGTTTTCCGATTCTTTCAAGGCATCTTTTATATCTAACGGATATATATTCGTGTCGTTTATGCCAAATAGTTCTAAAAAGCCATCATTTTCTATATCACTCTCTATATCCCCATTGATATAAATTTCAGTAACTTCTGCTTGATTTTTTATTTCTAACCATTTATTTTTACTCACTTTTAGCACCTCCTTTTTCATAAGCTATTCCTAATTTTTCCAATGGCACATAACTTCCATTCATTACAATTACATCACCTCCATCTATTGCAGTAAGTCCTGCTTTCTTTCTAGCCTCATTTATTGTGTATATTCCACTTTGAACATACTTGGTTAAGCATTCAGCTTGTGTTTTTAGATCCCCTTTTAAAATACTTGCTACATTAAATTCAAAATGTAGTCCTTTCAATCTTTCACTTTCTGTAAGAAGTTTTATGTTAAACTCCTCTTCATAAAGTGTCAGAATGTATAAAAGAGTATCAATATAAAAAGTCAAGTTTTGCATTTCTGAGTTTGCATAGCTTGACTTATCATAATCATTCAAATGATTTGGCTTTACTCCAAAAGCAGCTGCTATTTGTAAAGCTGTATATTTTTTTAATTCAAAAAACTGGCTATCAGTTAATTTTAAATCTAATGGAACTATATCCATTCCAGGTGGTAATGGTAATATTCCTGTTGGATTGCTTTCACTGCTAATAAATTCTTCTATCTTTTCTAACATTTTCTTTTGTAATTCTTTGTTTAAATCACCAGTATATCTCAAAATTGCCTTTGAAGTTAAGCCTCTATCATATAAATTATTTAAGTATTTTTGGCTTGCTTTTACTCCATTTAATGTTGTAGCCAATGTTTCTCTTACTGACATACCTACAATACCATCTTTACTTAAACCACCTTTTAAATGTAGTATCTCATCTTTTTGAAATAGATATATTTTCCCATCTTTGTTATATTCATAATATAAATCTTCTTTACCACTGAATATTTTTGCATTGTCTATCCATATTCTAACTTTTTGAGGGTGTAAAGGATAAATACCTACTAAATGCCCTCTATCATCATAACTTAGATAAGCATAAGTATTGCCGTGATGGTTTCTCCATGTTTCCAATAAAGTCATCATTGGTGTAGGAGTCATAAATGGATTTGGTGAAAATTTCAACTTTTGTAATGCTTCATGGTTCAATATTCTGTTATTATCATTATCTTTCAAGTGTAAAGATAACTTCCCAACACTTTCAGATAATACTTTTAAGCAAGTAAAATATGTTACTTCTGATAAATCTGAACTTACATTTATTCCAAAAAATTCACCAAAATTCATAGAATTAATTGCTGTTTTCTGCTTTTTTTCCTCTCCTTTATTAAAAAATTTTCTAAATATATTCACTCTCTCACCTCCTTTTATTGATTAAATCAAGCCATTCTTCAACAGCTTCATCATTATTTACTGTTTCTTTTTTATTTATTAGCATAATCTTCCAGGCATCTATTATTGCATCAACAGGATCTATTCTATTTTTTTGAGATTGTTTATCAATTTTTATCTCTCCAAAACTATTTGTAACAGTTGTAGCATTAGCAATGGACCATTTTAATAAACTATTTCTCTTATCATATAAAACTTGAGTTGCCTTAACTGATAAAGCAAAATCCACTGTTGCATCATTTAAACTTTTTGCAGATTGTTTAACTTCTGTTAAATCACAATCTAAAAAATCTAAATCACTTAAAAAACTTCCAGCATTGTGAGCATCATACCCACACTCTAAAATTTTAATATCATATCTTTCAATTATTTCTTTTAAGTGAGTAACAATAAACTTATAATCAGTCTTTATTCCAAATGCTCCAGTAGTCAATGTTAAAAGTCCCTCTCTTACCCATATCCTATATGGAACATCATCAGTTTTTTCATGTTCTGCAAGTCTTAACTCAGGCATAAATGAATGACTATAAATATATATTTGATTATTTTCTAATGGAAATACTAAGGCTATACTTGTTAAATCTCCACCTTTTGAAAGGTCAAAACCTAAATAAGCATTTTTTCCTTTCATATCTTCAAGTGTCAAATTACTTTCACACTCTTTGAATTTACTTAAATCAATATATTGTCCATCTTTTGCAGTTACCCTTCTCTTTTGCATCTATTGCTTTTTGACTGTATAAAGCTATCTTCTTTTTATTTGGTGTAATACCATCTTCTTTAAACAAAAAAAAAGGATTAGATTTGAGCCAATTTTTCCAGTCCCATATATCATCATCCTTATCCATTTCACAGATAAAAATAAAGAGAGTTTCTTTTTCAACAACTCCCTCTAATATTTTTTCACAAAATTTATAGTGTTCATAACAAAAACCATTTAAGTTAAATCCTGCTGTTGTAATAGCTAATGTTAAAGCATTCTCAACATCAGCTTGTCCATCTAGTAAGAGTTTATACATCTGATTATTTGGGTGGGCATGTAATTCATCACATATAGCTAGAATATTACCAAAACCATCCATTGATTTTGTATCTCTACCTATTGACCTTATAACAGTTCCAGTTGCTAAACTCTTTATAGTTCTATCATGTTCTTTTATTTTATAAAGTTCACTTAGATCATTATCAGACTCTATAAAGTTTCTTATTTCATCCCAAACGATATTAGCTTGGTCTTGCTTAGTTGCTGCACAGAATATCCTATCTTTATTTCCTAACAATGTACTAAACATTGTGGATTCTGCTCCTGATAGAAAACTTTTCCCATTTCTTCTGCCAACTTGTAAATAAGCCTCTCTAAATCTTCTTTCTTTTGTTCTTTTCTTCTTCCATCCATGTAATGAACCTATTATAAACTCTTGAAAACCTCTTGTTTTTAAATTAGTTCCATCTTTTAATGT